CATTTGCCTAATAGATTGATAGGTTCCCAGGCATTGTTGGATTTGGCCGCACTGCGCAGCCAATATCTACCCAATACATCCATAGTGAATATATTGAGTTGGGATAGTGATGCTGACACTGCTGACAGCCCCAAGCGAATGGTCCAACAGGCCCGTGACTTTGTGCAACACAATCGCGACAAGATATTGGATATTATCGAAACACAATTGCGGGCTCTAGATGAATTAGCTCAGTGGGCCGATCAACAGCAATGGCCGGCGCCCTGGCGCAGTTATACTCGATATGGATCTATCAAGAGCGAAATAGAACGCAATCGCGAATACTTCAAACGATATCGGTGAGGTACCTTATGAAAATACGTGAAATCATGGAAACAGCATCGGTGGGTGGTACATGTGCAGGTGGTATAGCCCCGATCTCCCAGCCACTGGGTGAATTACAACAACGCCAGCCCCGGCCGCGGCAAGCTAAATATCAGAACAGCGCACCCGGTATAGGAACCAAATATGCTCAAAGACGACCTTAAAACACTGCTGGCCACCGAATATGCTTTCGTGGTCAAGGCCCAATTCTTCCACTGGAACGTGGAAGGCCCGGACTTTGCCCAGCTGCACGGATTCTTCGGCGACATCTACAACGAAGTCTATGACAACAGCATCGACAAGACCGCGGAATACATCCGTACTCTAGATGACTATACTCCGGGCAGTTTTGAGCGTTTTGCCGAGCTGAGCCAGATCCAGGGCCAGACCCGGGTACCCCGCGCCAGACTCATGCTGGAAGAACTGGGTTCCGACAACGCCCGCATGATCGAGCTGCTGAATCATTGTTTTGGATCTGCTGAGTCCGAAAACCAGCAGGGCATAGCAAACTTCATAGCCGAGCGCATAGATGCCCATGGCAAACATGCCTGGATGATACGCAGTTTCTTGAAAGAGCAACGCGCATGAGCTCGGATATCAGATCGATACTGGAATACATGACCCAAATTGATGAAGCGGCCATCACCCCGGTGGCCGTCAAGTCAGGACTGAATGCTCAACAGCGTGGCGCTGATCAGCTCGGCGCAGAATTTCTACCGCGCAAGATAAAAGTTCTAGGCTCAGACACAGATCCTCAGCATCCCATGAAGGGCAAGGCCGTGGGCAGTAACGAAAGCCAGAAACCCAATAATCAGTTGGCCGAGACCATGGCCGAGATCGAGGAAGATATGCTGAGCCGTATGCGCCGGGATCTCAATACCTATCTGGATCAACTACAGGATCGTGTGGCCGATGATGGCAAACGCGAACGTGGCCGGCAGGGCGATCAACTGAGCGATCGTGTGCCCAATAATGCCGGATTGAAGAAACCGGAGATGGCGCCGGAATCGGTGCAGATACGTGCTCTCCGTGACGGCTCCCTGATCGAGATCGCAGGCACACCTGATCTGGGGTTTGAGCTGCGTCGAGGTGATCGGCGCATGAGCTGCCGGTTTCCCAGTATCGAATTAGCCGAGACCATGATGGAACTGTTCCAGGCACATCGCGACAGTGGCAACCTGTCTCGAGATTATCTAGATGAGCACTAGCTATATCAGTGACGGTTATCCGGTCTGGCCCGAATCCGATGGCTATGACCTCCCGGTCAACCCCTATGCACCCACATGAGATCACGGAGAGCAGCGCACCTACTGTGCGCGGTAGCTTTACCCCAGATCTGGTGGCCAGCAAGATCTGGATCATAGATCAGCTCAGTGACCTGACACCACAGCTGGGCACAGTGTATGTGTTGGGTTCGTGGTTTGGCAATCTCGGCATACTCATGCATCTAGATCCGCGTGTGCGATATGATAGATTGATCAACGTGGATCACGACCCACAGGCGATACAACAAAGCCGGGCCCTGACTGATCTGATTCCTCACGATCGAGTCCATCATGTGTGTGCCGATGCCAACCGCTTGGGATACAGGCATCTGGATTCCCGGGGTGCTGTGATCAATACCAGTCTGGGCAACATGAAGGATCGCGGCTGGTTCCAACGCATACCTTCCGGCACTCTTGTGGTACTCCAGGCTCGAGATCATGACCCCGGTCAAGAATATCGTGATACCGATCATATGCTGCGAGAGTTTCCGCTTGATGTGCTCTATCGTGGGCATCGACGATTCCGCGACCCCGAAACTGCCTATACCAGATTCATGCTGATTGGGCGATGCCGCTAGAGATAAAACTTGACATCACTCGTATATGTGCTATAATTACTGGCACAAGGAGACACACATGAGCGATCGTATATTTACAGCTGAACAAAAAGCCAAACTCACCCAGGTCATCAATGAAGGTATGCAGGTCCTGCATGAAGTGGAAACACTGAATGGTGGCCTGTCTGACACCATCAAGGCCGTGGCCGAAGAAATGGAAATCAAGCCCGGCATTCTCAAGAAAGCCATCAAGCTGGCACACAAGGCCGAATTTGGTCGCGAGCAGCAGGATCACGAACTGTTAGAAACCATCCTGACCACTGTGGGTAAAACCATATAATCTATTCCTGCATCTCGGGACGAGTCGCTGGCGTAACCAGCATGAGCAAAGTCAGTGGGCTATAATCCACAAAGGAGAGCATGAGTTATATCGATGCGTTATTTGATCGTGATCACGATCGTATCCACGTGGTTGGCAGGCGTGATGGTGAACGCTATTACCAAGAATATGCTGCCAATTACGTGATGTATTATGATGACCCGCGGGGCAAGTTCCGCAGTATCCACGGAAATCCAGTTTCAAGATTCAGCACTCGTAACAGCAAGGAGTTTCGCAAGGAACAACGCATACAGTCGGGTAAGAATCTCTATGAGGCTGACATCAACCCGGTATTTCGTTGTCTGGAAGAGAACTACAAGGGTCAGGATGCACCTCGATTACATACCGCGTTTTTTGACATCGAAGTAGACTTTGATCCCGAACGCGGATTCAGCAGACCCGACGACCCATTCAATGCTGTTACAGCCATTTCGATCTACCTGGATTGGCTGGATCAGCTGGTCACGTTGGTGACGCCACCGCGACACATGAGCCGGGAGACTGCGCAGGAGATCGCAGCCGAGTTCCCCAACTGTTTTGTGTTTGAGAAAGAAAGCGAGCTTTTGGATATGTTCCTAAACATAATCCAAGATGCCGATGTGTTGTCGGGCTGGAACAGCGAAGGCTATGATATCCCCTATACCGTGCAGCGCATCACGCGAGTGCTCAGTCGTGATGATACTCGTAGATTCTGTCTCTGGGATCAGCTGCCTCGACAGCGTACCTTTGAACGTTATGGTGCCGAAAGCATCACATTTGATCTCGTGGGACGGGTACATCTAGACTACATGCAGCTCTACCGGAAATACACCTATGAAGAGCGCCATAGCTACAGCCTGGATGCTATCCTGGAATACGAGGGTCTAGAGGGCAAGACCAAATACGAAGGTACCCTGGATCAGCTGTACAATCGAGACTTCCGCAAGTTCATAGAGTACAATCGACAAGACACTCGCGGTCTATCACAGATCGATCGTAAATTACGCTTCCTGGATCTGGCCAATACGCTGGCGCATGAAAACACAGTATTACTGCCCACTACCATGGGCGCAGTGGCCGTGACCGAACAGGCCATCATCAATGAAGCTCACGAACGTGGTATGGTGGTTCCAGTACGCCGGCACAAGCTCACAGATGAAGATACCCAGGCCGCGGGCGCCTATGTGGCCTATCCCAAAAAGGGCATGCATGACTGGATCGGCAGCATCGACATCAACAGCCTATATCCTTCCGCGATCCGGGCCTTGAACATGGGTCCGGAAACTATCGTGGGTCAATTACGGCCCATCATGACCGATCACCTGATCCAGGAACGCATGACCAAGCAAAAGATGAGTTTTGCCGGGGCCTGGGAAGGCCTGTTTGCCACGCTGGAATACACCGCCGTGATGGAACAGCAGCGTGGTACCGAGATCACCGTGGATTGGGAGACAGGTGAAAATACAGTGATGACCGGTGCGGAAATATGGCACATGATCTTTGATTCAAATCGTCCCTGGATGCTCAGCGCCAACGGCACTATCTTTACCTACGAACGCGAAGGCGTGGTTCCCGGTCTGCTCAAACGCTGGTATGCCGAGCGCAAAGAGATGCAGGCCAAACTCAAAAACGCCACCACAGACGAGGATGAAGAATACTGGGACAAGCGCCAGTTGGTCAAGAAGATCAATCTCAACAGTCTCTATGGTGCGATTCTCAATCCCGGCTGTAGATTTTTTGACAAGCGCATTGGTCAGAGCACCACACTCACAGGTCGCGCTATCGCACAGCACATGGATGCCTATGTAAACGAGTGTATCACGGGC